TTTTCAAGAATCATGTTCTTTTGTTTTTCACTCATAAACCAAACTCTTTCAGCATATCCATAAAACGCAGAGTTAATTTTACCATGCATTTGTTTTTCACAGTCACAGGGTTCTCCCTCAATTAACTGGTGTAATTCAAACGAACGATGTTTACAAATTTTATAATCATACTCTACGATCGAGTATGAACAGTTCTTAGCCATGTATAATTTGATATCATCGTGTAGTTGAAAAAAGTTGCAAACTATAAAATGATGAGTGTCTTTGTTGTGAACTAAAGTTTTTTTATCTAACTTTGCGCAATGAATCGGAGCAACATCAAAACCTCTGCTAATACCATAACGCATAATAGCGTCGGTGGTCAATTCAGCACCACCGACACCATCATTTATGAAGTAATCAGAAATAAAAGCAATTTTTTTCATAGTAAATCATTAAGCAGATTTTCTACTTCTTCCTGTTTCTCTTCTTCTCCCTTCAAATCTACAACACAGTTTACAAACTCTTCGTACATATTTTCAGGTGAAAATTGTTGTCTTAAATCAAGCGCTCGGGTGCAACTATTAGATGCAATCGAACCCTCTACATTATTCGTAATATCATTATAACAATTTCTCATTTGTTCCTTAACGGAATGTGGTCTTGCATATGACCAACCAGATTCTTTTAGAATAACTCCATCCCAAACAGCAGCTTCAGGTACAGTATTGATATCAAAAGCCACTTGGTAAAAATGTGGCTTCGGCGGGATTGTATTATCATATATGAAATCGCACTGTCCGGACCAACCGACTGCTACAACAGGCAGTCCGCTATAAGCAGCTTCGAAGATTGGCAATCCAAAACCCTCACCATGCGGAATGGCGACCATGGCATGGATCTTTTCATCGTGATATAAGGAATGCATTTCTTCGTCTGACATGTGTCCATGAATTAGGTAAATCTTACACTTTCTATCGTCAGCAGAAACTTGGTTAATCATATTTCTTAGATTCGCCAAACACATGTTTCTATCCATCAAACAGTTCTTAGCAATATTGGTCTTAACAACAAGCCCAACATCTTCATCTTTGAACTCTTCAATAAAACATTTTATTGTTGTTTCCAAGTTTTTGCGAGGTCCCAGTTGCGCGACAGTTACAAAATTAAACTTGGTCTCTAGTTCAAGATTTAAGTCTGGTAAATCATCATATTGCTTAACTGGGTAATTAACCGCTGTAATATCTGCGCTGTTTTCAAGTACTATTCTTTGACCAGTGGATTCATCAACACCTTCAAAGCGCGCCGCTGACAAAACATTCTTCGAATGATTCGATACAACAATTATAGAATCCATTTCGTTACACTTAGCTGTCCACTCTGGAGCGCAAAGAGTAGTCTCGATTCCTGCGGTGTATCCTATATCCCTCTTTGCTATATTCATAAACTCATTCGGGATAGTCACCTGTAGGGAGATATCAAACTGTCCACCTTGTTGTACAAATCCGACAGTCTTCTCGATTGTTTCGTCAATCCACCTTCTTTCAGGTGTATCATCAATAATCCAAGATGTTTGTCCCCAAGTTATTGGCTTGACATAAACATCAAATAAGTCTTCGCGACTTCTAAGAGCCCTCAAAGCAAATCGAGCTTGCTCTCCATAACCACTACGAGTCAGTATAGGTCCGACTAACAATACACTTTTTTTCATGCGACCTCCAGTAAGTGCCATTTTTTATAATTCTTTCTAGTTTCCCAAGAGCCACTTTCTTCAATAACCTTATCCATAAATTCAACCCACTGTTTTTCATAGTTTTCAAAACTAAAGTTTTCTTTAATGTGTTGAATACCTGCTTCAGACATTTTCTTATATTTTGTTTTTGGCTGCTTGAGTGCCTTTGTAAGCGTCTTTTCAAAATCCTTTTGGCTAATCCTGTCTTCATAGATATAAGGCACCTGAAGCGAACCAATGATGGTTTTAGAGCACGGTTGAATGCCCCAGCCAAACCAATTGGTACCGTCTGTAACCTGTTCTTGAAGACCACCGGTCATGTTTACAATAATGGGTGTACCACAAGATAAAGACTCCAGAGTAGCTAGCCCAAAGCCTTCCGCATCAGAAATGTTAATAGTATAGTCTGAAGCATTATACATAATTGCTAATTGTTCAGGACCGACTTTGGTAGTAGACAATAGTACTTGTCCCTGGTTAAGTCCAAGGTGCTCAATAATGTGCGGAAGATCTTGTCCATGCGGGTCACGTGCATCAGTATGCATCACTAAAGATGCTTTATCGTGTCCAACCTTATCAAGCCACTCTTTAAACCACCAAATCAGCGTTCCAGATTGTTTACGGCGCGCATTGCGGTTGTTCCAAAAGAAGATCTTTTTCTTTGGACTTCTATTCTCTTCGTTAGCTGTATCTATAATTTTTTGGCGAGTTGCTTTAACGGCTTCTAATTCTGGACCGTCTGTTAACGGGCGAAAAAATGTTGGGTTAACAGCGTGACCGATATGAGTTCCAAAAGAATCCGGAGAACATGTCCGAACTATTTCTTCTGTTACTCTGGAAATAGATACAACATAATCAGTAGAATCATAGTAAGCCTTGTTATACAGAGGTATGGGGAAATTATCCCACACGTGATAATAGACCATCGGGACCAAAGACCGTACTTCATCTTCAATTTCCCAAAGCCACTCATAAAAACGTGGGTCAGTCATAAACCACAATGCATCGGGCTTTTCTTTTCTCAATGCTGATCTGATAGTTTCATCATTACCATAGCCGTCTACTGGAATAACCAAAAAGTCTTTTCCATATGGATCTACAGTAATAGGGGTATAATCAGCATGCTTCATAGCACCCCCCAAACAAACAAACTGGTAACGACCAGTTTTTAACAAAGCTTCAATCATATACTTTGTTTGAGTGCCGACACCAGAGGGCGAAAGCGGGTGGTCAGATAAGACCAAAATTTTCTTTTTTGTCATTTAAACCTCAAGGACAATGTTCTGTTTTATAAAACTTGCAGCCGTATCCACCGGTGCAAGATAAGCGATTCTTAATATACCGCTTGTTTTTAATATTGTATAATGCTTTATCAACTAATTTAAGAGCATTTTCTGTTTTTCTTGGACCGCTCGTAACTCTAAAGAACTCAACTCTATTTTTACTTGCAGTTCTCTTAAGTAGTGCAAAGTGAGTTTCTACGTCCTTGGGATCTACATCCATTTTCTGGCAGAAGTAGTGCTTGTACAACGTCAGCTGGTATGTTACCATTGGCTCGGAACGTTTCTTAGCGTCCCAGCCCCAGGAGCACGTCTTCCAATCAAAAATATGCACCTTCCCATCATCAGTCTTTACGATAGCGTCAATAAAGCCTTTGAACTTGTAATCGTCTTGTCCATCAATGTCTTCCATCAACGGTAATTCAACGGCTAAAACTTCATAATTATCGAAGTAGCTGTTTAGCGCGTCCTCAATCTCAGGGATAATATTGTTTCCTTGACCAACCATATCGAGCACAAGCTTTTTGTTGATTTCGTGATCTTCATCAAGCTCGGAGATATTCTTCTTCAATTCATTAACAAAATAGTTTTCGTCAAAGTCCTCTTGAAGAAGCTTTTTCTCACATACAGAATGTAGAGCAGAACCAAATGCGGTGTACTCATTGCCAGTAAAACCGTCAATCTTATCTACACGAGTTAACTTATGGTAGAAAGCACAATGAACCCAGTCTTTAAGTTCAGAAAACGAAATGTGAGCCATAATAATACCCTTTTAATATATTATAACCACATCCAACTCAATAGTCAAGGTTTTCTTCTTTACTTATTAAAATAATTTTTTCATATACAGCAGGAGATACTGCTTTGAGAAATCTATGATTAGGCTGCATATAAAAATCTGTGAATGCTGTTGCGAAGTATTCTCGCAAAGACGTAGCAGCATAGGGGCTGATAAATATGCCCGTTAGCACATTATTTAGGTTATGATAACCAACTGTTTGGTGCAAGAACTCATCAAACTCTTGATCGTACTCAGTGTTCTGGAAGAAGGCTTTTGGTGCTTTGAATTCCATGTTCCACAAAATTTTATATAGGTGCATTCTTTTATTATAAAACTCGTGATGAATCTTCTGGTCACCGTAGATTTCATAACCATATTTTTCTTCTACTGCATGTGATAATTCATGGATTAAATCATCCAAAATGTCACTAACGTCATCTTGTACATTTGATATGTAAACAGTACCAGAATCGTAAAAGGCGTTAATACCTCTTTCATGGAACTCCTCGAAGTCGCCAAAAATAACCATCTCAATACAAGAAAGCAAGTGTGGAGGTACCGAGGATTCAAACTTAGCAACCGCAGCTTCTACATCAATAGAATCGTCTAGCAGTTGATCTTTAAAATATATATGAAGCCCGGTTGGGGTATAAAAATCAAGCCTGTTGTTCTGGGCTTCCTTCATTCTCTGTATTGTGTGTTCCATATGCATCGTCTAGTCCTGTTTGGTATCCTCTCAAGAAGTTTTCTTCAGCAACAGCTACCATAAAGTCAGGGAATTCGTGTGCCAGAACATCTACTATCATAGCAACTGTGACGTCCTCTTTGTCAAATTTAGTCCCAACATATTCAACTAGGTAATCTTTAAGAGCTGAATCTCTTTCTACTACAAACCCAAGAGTTGGGTTAGTGTGTAGTTCTTGTTCGGTAATAGTTTTGTCTTCACTCATAGTAAAGTCTCCTTAATTAATATAACATACAATAAACTATTTTACAATACTTTTGAAGCTAAAGTTGCTAATTCTGATCTTTCGCCCTTCTTAAATGTCATATGTCCTGCAATTGGATAATCTTTAAAGCTCTCAACTGCGTGTGCTAGACCGTTTGATGTCTCGTTAACATATACATTATCAATCTGCTCAACATCTCCAGTCAAAATTATTTTAGTGCCTTCTCCAATACGAGTAATAATTGTTTTAATTTCATGCTTAGTGAGGTTCTGAGCTTCATCAATTACAATAAAGGCATTAGATATGGACCGTCCACGAATATATGTTAAAGCTTCAATTTCAATTTTACCTTTTTCCATGTACATCTCAAGTGAGGTACGGTCACCCATTAAAAATTTAAGGTTATCTTGAATAGGCATTAACCAAGGAAGCATTTTTTCTTCCATCGTCCCAGGAAGGAAGCCGATATCTTTACCTAATGGCTGAACAGGTCGGGAAACAATTAAACGTGAGTAATGATTTTCGCCAGTGCGTAAGCCAATTGTCTGTTGTAACCCTGCTGCTATTGCTAATAAGGTTTTACCAGAGCCGGCGCGACCGACAAGTGAGACAATCTTGATATCTGGGTTCATCAACATATCGATTGCAAATGCCTGCTCTTTATTGCGAGCATCAATTTTCCAATCTGGAATATTTTTAGTTACTACTGCTTGTAAAGGCTCGTGATGGTTTTTAAATTTTGCTAATGCTGACTTTTTCTCGTTTGCATTTGACACCATCATAACATATTGATTTGGATACATCTGCTGTTCTGCCTCGTCTTCAGTGAGCATTATTTCTTCACCAGCGTAAAACCGATCAATAATCTCATCATCAAACGTTTGAACTATAAATCCGTTATACAGTTCCTCAAATGAAGGAGCAGCTTTTTCAGAAATATAATCTTGCGCTTCTATTCCTATAGAATCACATATAACACGCATATTGATGTCGCGCGACACCATAATAGTCTTTCGATTCTCACAATCAGCCTGAATAGCTTTTGCGGTCGCTATAATAGCGTGATCCGGATGTCTCATATCCAGATCAGGTGGGAATATTACTTCTTTTAAAATAGCGTAAGAAACTACTTTCAGTATTCCCATACCTTTTCCAATTCGAGTGCCTTTTTCTAAATTGGCTTTTTCTCTAAAGGAGTCGAGAGTTCTGATAAATTGCCGAGCATTAGACCCAACCGAGTCTTGACGCTTCTTATGACCATCTATTTCTTCTAACACCTTTAGTGGAATAAAAATATCGTGATTATCAAATTTGTAGATTACATCAGCATCGGTTAAACAGACGCTAGTATCTAACACATAATTTTTTTTAGCCATACTTCCTCATATGTATTGCTAAAGTATATAGTTCTGTCACTCTAATTTGTATTCTCAGCTAGCAGATTATCACGGTATTTTAGAAGTGCAAGTTCCTTATGTTTAGCTTCAATCATAATGTCAAACTCATTGCCGTAGTCGTTTAGTGTGTTGTAAACTAGGTCTGAGTGTGCTTGCGGCTTAATCTTTGGGTTGTTGTGTTCAAGCGAACGAGACTCAGCATAGTGCACAACCGGCTTAATGTCTCCCCACGTAGACAGTGCAAGCTCTAGTGCCTCTTGTTCTGATTGTCCACCGGGATGTAACATATGATGGTGATAGTCAAATACAATTGGGATTCCAATTCGCTTGTAAACACCATCATACAATTCTTTTGTGGAGTATAGCGATGTTTTATCGTCATTCTCAACAGTTAGACGGGAGCGGACATTTTCTGGCAACCGTTCAAAGTTGCGACAGAAGTTATCTAGAGCGAATGGCTTGTCACCGTAAGCAGCACCAACATGAATATTAAGCTTAGCGTATGGTGTACGAGGCAAGCCAATGAGGTCAAACAGATCACCATGTACAGACAAATCAGTTTTAGTAAGTTGAAACACTCGTTCCTTGGGTGATGCTAGTTTGTTAAATGGTCCAGGATGCGATGTGAGCCGCATTCCATGTTCTCGGGCAAAGTTACCCGCCTTAACTGCTGCGGCGTGAATAGCGCCGAAATTAGGCATGTCTGTGAGGTTATACTCCGATGCCCATGGGATAATATCAGAGGAAAGCCGATAAAAGTAAATATCATTCTTAAGATTCCACTCAAGAATAGTATGTAGATCTCGTAGATTTTGCAATGCCAATTCGGCAGCGTACTCGATGCCGCGCTCAGTGAACGTGCGCTTAATCATTGTACGATTAGTTGTGATGCGTTGCGACTTTGGCAACGAAGAAAAGCCCATGTTAATACAGGCGTAGCCCAAGTGATTCATAATACCCTCCTACAGGTACATTAATTATAACCACTCAAAGGCTATCTGTCAACACTTTCTAACTATCTCAAAATCAAATACCCAGATTTTAGGCTTTTCCCCTCGTTTATAGGGAACACCTTTTTTTCGAAGTTTTTCAACTTCCTTCTGATTAGTGATCTGGGCTTCCCATCCATCAACGCCAAGTTTGTGTTTTGAAGCAATGTATCGACGTCGCAATACAACACAGACATTAGCACCAGCAAACGATTTTACCAAAACCCTATCGTTCTCGGTATATCTCTTCTTCGATTTCATGAATCTTATCTATAGTCTTCATAGCGGAGTCAGGAATGAAAAGCACTTTCAAACAAAAGAAAGCAGCTAAAAACATAGACATTCCAAGTATACACAGTTCCGCAAATACTTCTAATTTTTTATCTAACCCCACATTGTATATATGTGGTAAAAAATAAAATGGCTGGGGCGGCTGGACTCGAACCAACAACATCCGGAGTAACAGTCCGGTGCACCTGCCTGTGGCGCTTCACCCCAATAAAAAACCGGTTTTCTGTCTAGAACTAGGATAACCGGAAACCCCTGCCTACGTGACGATCGGCAGCCACGTCCTGCTTACTGAATGCGCGAGCAGAACAGCGCGCTCTATGCGTCAAACGTCAGCGTACCGTTCTCAGTTTCTACTGAAACGGTCCAACCTGAAATACCCCATGGATTAACTTCTACGAAGTTTGCAACTGGAATTTCAACTTGGGCAGTAAGAGTGCAAAAACCACGCTTATGGTCGTACTTCTCAGTCGAGTACTCGATTAAATCTACATCGTAGAAATTTTCTGAGAGCGTTTCGGCGAGGTATTCTGCAAAACTATCCGAGCCTCTCTCATAATCCTCTAGATAATCTTCTCCGCGGAGGTGCTCAATAATGTTGCCACTCCAGCGATTACGCGCATCCAACTTGGTTTGCGCAATTAGAGATGCAAATTCGTTAATGACGTCAGTTTCATTCATGGCGTCCTCAACTTCAGTCTCATTATGAACAAAGACATCAGTGCCTTCCTCATAAGTAAGAGTTACCATTGCATCCTCTGGTAACTTAAGTGATTGTAGTCTTTTTACAACAGACATGTTTTCTCCTTTTTGAAATGGCTGCCTCTCGCGGGCTTGAACCGCGGACCCAGCGATTAACAGTCGCTTGCTCTACCAACTGAGCTAAGAGGCAATAAGCGTTCTTCTACCCATACTACAGTTGTTCCTTCAATGATTTCTGGAGATACCAGGTCTAAAGGAACAATGTAGCACTTTTTAATTTTAATTGGGGTTAATTTTTTATTCTTTCCACCAACCCACGGAAGCACTGTATATTCGCATTCATTAGAAATCAGTGCTGTTGATTTGGTGGGGTAGAAAAAATTCTTATGCCCCACTTCGGATAAGTAACACTTTGTATAACTCATAATAAAAGAATAACATTTTAAGTTTTCGTTGTCAACAAATTACCACAAATAATATTTCCATCTTGGTATTATCTGTGTTTTGCTTATATCCTTAAATATATCCGATTTAGGTACTTTAGGTTTTTTCAATAAAGGCATGCCGGCTTCTTCGGGAGTTTTGCTACCTTTTTTCTGGTTGCATTTCTTACATGCTGTAACTAAATTAAGCCAATCGTTTTTACCGCCCCTAGAGCGAGGAATAACGTGATCAATGGTCAGTCTATCAGTTGTAAAATGCTTAGCGCAGTATTGGCATTGATTACCATCACGCCATATAACATTTTTCCTATGACATGGAATTGTTTTGTAGCGAAACTTAACAATTCTTTTGAGAGCAATAACACAGGGCAGTTCAAACGTTTCATTAACAGAGTTTATTACTTCATTATAAGTTTCAATCGTCTGTGCTTTGCCAATTAAACACAATACTAAAGCTTCAATTGCATCGATTACTTCAATTGGTCTAAAAGAAGAATCTAACTTCAAAGTCTTTGTGTTGTCCATCATAGTATATAGGGCTATAGACTATCTATCAGAACTACGGGTCTTGCTTCTTTGTTCTGGGATTTGAAAATCTCTGGCTTTTTTAGCTAACTCCGAAGAACTGTCCAGCTTTTCGTCGCCGCCAATACTCCACAAAAGCTCAATACCTAGGTCTTCACAAACAGTTTGTTCTGGTGTGTTTGTTCTGCCGCGGTCACCACCATTAGCAAAGAAAGTTGGTTTCAACCTCTTAATAGCTTCGCATACAGTACCGTCACTGTCGTCGACTGAGTCTACCAAAACAACGCCTTTGATAGCATTCAAAATTTCAACGCGGCGATCCCATTCCATAAACACAAAACCTTTTTTTCGGAAAAGCCAGTCGTCTGAGTTAGCAATGACAATTACATCTCCAAACTCCGCGGCGTGTCTAATCATGCGAATGTGTCCCGCGTGTACCGGGTCAAAACCTCCGGAAACCATAACAGTTGGTCTTTCTTGTTTTTTATCAAACATTTCTTTATGTACAGTCATTTTTACTCCAATGTGACTTTTTCAAAGTTGCACAAAACTAATATATCATGTAATTTAGCTGGTGACAAGTCTGCTTGGTCAAATATTTTTATTACTTTCCAATCAATTATATTTGAAATGCGCAATGCATATGAAATCCACTCGCTACAATACCATTTATTTTTTTCTTTAATTCGAAACGGTAAACATTGAGACAACAACATTCCAAACCAATCATATCTCGCTTCTTTTGTTAGATTAAAAAAGTCTAGTATTAGGTTATGTTGTTCTTGGTTGACTGGTATTTCATAAAAATCCCACTTGTCGGGATCATAGTTGTGAACTTTTCTTTGTACAAGCTTAGCTTTAATAAAAGGGCTGATTCCAATCCACGTTTGTTTGTCATCTAATACTAGTTCAGCGTGGCTGTATATACTTTTAGTCCACTTGCGAACAATGTTGTTCACCCAGTTTCCTTCACCTTTATATAATGCAACCCATACCTTCATATATTTACTTATCAGGTGTTTTGTTTTTTGTATGTTCGTTCATGTAACTTAAATTGTGTCTTTTTTCAAATACAGCTCTTTCAACTTCTTCAGTTTCAAGATCGTATTCTTTTTTGATATCCCAAAGTGCATTTTCAATTCCGTCTTGAAAATCAAAATTGGGCTGTTGTTCTCTGGTTTTTTCTTTCTTAAACCAATCGAATATAAATATTGACATTTTGTCTCCTATGATGGTGGAGGTGGCGGGAGTCGAACCCGCGTCCAGAATAATTCCAATTGTAGTCATTCACAAGCTTATCTAATTTACTGTCACAAATTAGAAAAGATAGATGGTTATAAGATGTTGCTTACCATCCTGTTGCAACAAATGGTTTGATTTTTACAACTTATCTGTTGTTTTGCTTAGATTGGATAGATGGCTCTAAGCAGCCACCCGATTAAGCTGCTAAAGCAACTGCGTCGAAGTGTTCGTTATTGTTTGCAAAAACTGGAACTAATTTATTTTGAACTGTTAAGGTCGTATCTAACCTGCTTGCACTATTCCTTTTCGCTACCCTGTCGAAGCCGTGGCACCCCCTTACTTCATAGTAATTACTCCAACTGGACTATTATTTTCGCCATCAAGCCAAATAACTTTTGGATTAAGTATTTTACTTTTAACTGCTTTCTTAAAAAATATATTCTTTTTAGCTGATTTCATTGCGGCACTTTCCGTAGTGTGTTTACTAACTAACTCACCCTGGATATAGTGTCCATCATATTTATAAACTTTATACATTATAGCAATCCGTCAATTGTAGAGCGAACATGTTGTTCGTTGAATCCAACTGCACCTGAGTGGATTTTTAAATCCTTAGTAATAAAAACATATGTTGGAAAGCCACCGATTAAGTAACCGTTGACTCCTGTAGAGTCTGCCACACTTCTATCAGCATACAATACTGGTGCAGTTGTAATTCCATGCGAGATTACCCACTCATTAATTTCTTCTTCAGTTGGGGGGTCTCCAGTCATACCATCAATTAAAACAGTAACAAACTCAACCCTGCCTTCGTAATCATCCTGAATAGGTTGTACAAAGTGTCCTGCATTCTGACACGGCATACACCAAACTGTTGAGAAATCAAGAATAATAACCTTTCCTTCGTGATCATACAGCTGCCAAACATCTTTATTTTGATCATAAAAAATCATGTTGCAAACCGGGGAACCAATAGTTTGCTGATCACAACTGTCAGTTTTTATAATACCAAACTGTGTTGGGATTATTTCTTGGTTAGCTGTTGTGTCAACTGCAAGATTGTTATTTTCGGTTTCTAACGTTGCTGGGCATCCAAGCAAACTTAATATTAAGAGTTTAATCATTTTTATTCCTTATCAATTTTATAATTTTTACAGGCTCTTCTGAAATTTTGTTGAGTTAATCCTAAAAATCTAGCAGCATCAGTTTTGTTTTTAGTAACTGAAAGTGAAAACTTTAAAACTGCTTCTTTAGTTATTGCTGACATTCTATTCCAAATATCAAAACCATATAATCTGTGGTTTAGTAAATTAGTTGAAAGTTCTAATTTAACAGCTATTAGATCTTCTAATGATAGATTGTTTAGACATGTAATTAATTGATCATTTAACTTGTTTTGATCTTTTAATTTAGATATAATACTATAATCAGTCATGCTTTCATATGCAGTCAAACAATCACAATTTAATTGTAACCAGTTTTGGAAAACTTGTCAAGTAAAATCTATAGTTTTTTTTAAGTAGTACCTGTCGGACCACCAGCATCAGTAGCAGTTCCGCTTTCACCACCGGAAGATATGAGAGATCCTGATTTTACCTCTTCTCGAATAACTAATTTAATATATTCATCCATTAATCTTGCCATAGCTCCTTGTAAAGCCATGGCATCATCAATTATATCCCCCACAGTTACAGGACCTTTGGTGCTAGTTGCTAGCGTAACAATATCTCCTCGTTTAACATCAGCACCGCTAGATCTACCAGGCTGCCAGTCTGGATCAGGAATTAACGGCGGTACGTCCAATATTAACGTTGGGAAAGTTGTTATAGGATCCACTCCTCTACGGATTGCGCCGGCGAGATCACTTTTTAATTTTGCTTCAGTAACATCGTTAATTAGAGCCAACATTTCTCTTAACTTAGTTGGCACTTGATCGATGTCTTTTGTTGTATCTAAACCAGTAGTTTCTAATGCTGTTATTAATCTTTCGAGTGCATTAGCCATTATAACTCCAGCTCTAATTCATCCTCAGTACCGGCAGGTTCAGAACCCATAGCACTGTCTTGTGCTGCAGCATCATCATAAGCTTGGTTTGTGGGCTCGTCTAAACTACCCGACAACTCTTCTTCAAACTTGTCAAAGTAAAGCTTAAGATTTGCAATTAAGTAATCGTAAAATAATTCTTGATCTTCAGGGTCTCCAAGAAGTTCATATGAATCAATAATACTAGTTTCTATTTTCTTGAACGATTGGTACGCCACGTTGCGCCCAGTCTCGTCACCTTCGACATCTGCTCCGAACGCATCTCGCGGATCTTCTTCCGCTTTTTCATCGTCTGCTGATTTCTCGGCATCAGTGCGAATATCGATAAACTTGTCATCAACAGCATCATCCCCAACATTAATAGATACCTCCTCTTCTAAATCGTCGTCTACACCATCAGCATCATTGTTAATTTTTGCAGGTGTTAGTGAGTTTACTACAGCGTTAATAATATGTGAACGATAAGATTCTCTTTGAGAAGTATTTGTTGTTAAAGACTTGTAATCTGTTTCGATAATTGGTATAATCTTTTTAAGCAGTTCTTCAAGGACGTTAATGCCTGTAGATTTGTTCGGAGTAGGATCAACATCGGGACCACCTTCCGTGAGGGTGCGCATCTCAATATTAATAAACTCACGAACAACCTGACGAAGTTGCTCTTCTTGGGTGTTGTTTTTCTGTTTGACAAGTCTAATGATTTGTCTTATGTTCTCTCTGAGAATTTTTTCTTCTTGGTTCATTTTATAATGCCTCTTTTCATAATTAGTTCAATAACTTCGTCTATCAAGCTTAAATCAATATATTCCTTTTGTTTACTTCTTTTTTTCTTGGGTCTAGCCGACCCATATGCCAAAGGGACTGGTGCCCCGGTAAGACCGGCGCCGGCGCCTCCTCCTGCACCGGACATTTCTTCGACTGCTGAGAGTCCAAGTATATCTAATACAGTATCTACATTCTCTTCGCCAACAAAATCAGCTATCTCAGCACGATTGTCTGTGGCACCACCAAGAGCGTTCCTAAATGCAGTTGCGCTATATGGCTCTCCGCTAGGTCGTGTTGTGGGAGATACAGCGGATCTCTCGGGATCTATAAGTTTTACTCCATCTTTAACATATTGTTTGGCACTGAGCCATCTTTTCCAGTCATCATCTTTTGTACTGGCACCTAAAATGACTGTATCACCAATATTTAGTGGACCCTTATCACCAATAAAGTCATATGCCGCGGTCACGGGCGAAGCATGGTCTTTCGAAGCTTCAATTCGAACATTAGATAAACCAGCAGCAAGCGTTTGCCATATTTTGAGAGAATCTTCAGAAGTTATTTCTGTTCCATCTGGTAAATATCGACCCTGCTTGGTTGGCTTAGAGATGATTACAACAACCTCATCTGCACCAGCCGCATACTTTCGTACCATATCTAGATGCCCCTTATGAGGCGGCTTAAACGCACCTGGAACAACGGCTACTGTTTTAGGGTAGTCAGCGTCGACGACCGGATCGTCATCTTCATCATCTATATCAAATTCATCTTCTTGTTCTTTTATATCGCCAGTGAATTTATCGCCCTTATCGACCGCAAAGTTGGCTCTACTGAATTCTAATCTATCTACAAACTTGATACCGTTGCCTCTGTGATCAACGGCTACATAGCCCTCTGGGTTGCTTGCAACTAAATCCCCGGATCCGTCATCAACAAAGTGTTTAGTGTTATAAACCGCATTATTATATTTTTGAATAAATATGTTTTTTGCTTCAAACAGCAATCTGCTTACTTTGAAGATATTAGTAATGTCCTCTCTCTTGTTGTTGAAAGACTGCATAGTTTCCATAGCATTGTTGGTTGCGCGTTCACGACCTTTTTGACTTTTTAAATTGTTAATTTTCTTTTGAACTCTTTGAGAATACCAGTTAATAAATCCTTCAAATGAAGCACCAGCATCTTCTAAGAAATTACCAGACTTGATTTCGCTGTTAATGTAAATGTTTAAAAATGCCGATGGTAAATCGTCATAATTAATAGAACTGTTTACTTCGTCTGCAGCTTTGACCAGTCTCATTACCTCTGCTTCTTCTTCGTCGGTAAGTGTTACAACACCAGTATCATCAGTAAAGAAAGCATCATCAAACCATACGCCAGGGGCTCGTCTAAGTCCTGAGACATCGGCACCAAAGCTAGCGCCACTATCTAAGCTATCGTATGTTGTGTGAAACACAATTCCAAACTTAGATTGCTCGATTTGCCTTCCAAGCTCAGAATCAACTGGAACAGCATAAACAATAGTGTTTGGTTTAAACTTGTAGTGAGGCTCACCATCAATATTGGCGGTGCTAATCATCTCGTCATCAAACATGAAGTCACCTTGTAGGATTTTCTTAATGTTTAGCGCGGGAAGATATTCTAAAGCTTTAGTTAACTTATCAACAAGACCAGGAGCATGACCGTGGTTCTTAATAATGTCTTCTTTTGTATAATTAATCTTGGGCACCTTGTTGAAGATTGATTTGGTGCCTACAAAGAACTTTCCATTTTCAGGATTTATACCTGCAAAAATAGCCGGCGCTCCGTCCCATTTGACGGACGTTTGAATCTTAGACTTGGTGTTACCCTTGAGAGTCTTTAAAAGCTCTAGAAGAAAAGCCCTAGCCATCTTGTAACCCTCGGGTCCTTTGGTTAGAACTAATTCTTCTAGGTGAGTAAGATGAGTGTTAGCTTTCGCCATCATTCATCTCCTTTTGACTCTTCTAATATATTAAGTTTCTCTTGGAGAACAGACATATCATTTTCCATCCTTCTGGCAAATCTCTTAACTTCACGCAAGTGAGTCTTTGCAATCTGCAATCTGCGCTTTTCGGTCATAGTTCTAGGTTTAAGATTGGAAATTATTTCTTGGAGACCTTGAATATAGGTAAAGATGTTTTTCTCATCTAGACTCTCGGTAAGAAAATCTCGCCAATCGGAATTTAATGACATGTCTTCATCCTCTTTTAAGTTTAATAATAGTTTTTGAATGAAACGGCTTTTACACTTTTTAAGTGCAACTTTTATATTTACCGTTCATTGTCTTAGCCTCGCAAGTGCTTTCTAAGAAGGTTAGCAATAGCCTCTTGAAGAGCATCAACAGACTCGTTCTTCTCTTCCTTTTCTTTCTTATCTTCAGCAGCATCCTTCATAGACTCTTCTTTATCGCCATCACCATCGATGTCAATGTAGTCAGGCTTCGCAGCTTCATCAAGCTCTTCGTCTTCGCCCTCTTCAAGAGTTTCGTTTTCATCAAGCTCTTCCTCGTCACCTTCATCAAGCTGCTCTTCTTCTTCGCCTTCGTCCATCTTCTCTTCATCATCACGGACAGGCTCTCTTTTATGAGGCTTGCGTCGATCGCCAGCTTGTTTGGCTTGTGCTAATTCTTCAATCTCTTCCTCACCTTCAGCTTGAAGTTCACCAGTACCGTTGAACTCATCGAATTCTTCCAGGGAATTAAATTTGAATCCCCATGCTTCTGAAATCAGTGAACCAATTTCTTTGTTTTTCCAATCTTTTGTAGACATCTTGTTATCTCCTTTTTGTAGATGTTCGTAATAAATAGTGTTTTCTTTCTTTAACTTGTCTTCAAAATCACGAAGACACATACTGCCATCTCTGTTGGCATCCATTTCCATTTGTCTTAAATGAGGATTGGTTTGTGCATAACCCTCAACGGCTTCACCAGCGTTATCAAATTGTCCATCACAGTTTTGTTTATGA